ATACCATGGAGAATTGTGGCAGATATTGATTCAGAAATTATGAGACAGAGTGCCGCTCGATATGGATATATGAATCCCAATGATGTGCTAGCGCGCGCTTATAAGGCAGCCGCTCCTGACTATCTAGGGAACCAGATGAGGCTGGATCTCTTTAATCTTTATAATCGCCTGAAAGCTGAATATTGGGCTGAAGCGCGAACTTGTTCAGACGGAAGTATCATACAGATCCCACAATCGTCGAGAGATTATACATGGGACGAGTTTAAAGGAAAGTTTGGATTTAAGTTTTTCTTAGAATTATATTTATGGTTGAGACTCTATGAGGAGCGTCCAGAATTATCGACAGAGCAACAACGGCGAATTGTCGTGGATATTACAACGTTATCGAAGTCTTCTTCGACTAAGGCGATCGCGATTTTTGAAAAAACTATTAATAAAGAATTTGACAAAGTCGGTTCATTCGGTTATATTAGAGATAGTATTCAATTACAAGAAGAAGAATTATTTCGCCAAGGGAAATTGGGAGGGCTACAAGTAACCGATGATATTTCAAGCTATTGATGACAAATCAGAATGCGTGGGAGTATATACGGATGGGAAATTATATTTTGAAGATTTCCCGTCTGATCTCACAAGAACGTGGAAGCATGGCGCCTCCATCATAGATCCGTCTGTCGAATACGGCTGGATTTGGTCTGAGGGAAAGACGCTAGCGGCCGCAGCCAGCGAAGAATTAAAGGGAGACTTGCAGGCCGCATTAAAGAAAATGCAAGCTTATCGTCGTTCGTTTGAGATTGCAAAGATTAATCTCAACGATCACTGTATTTTCGATTTAGTGCCGCATGGATTTCTTATGGAATTTTGCGAAATTAAGAACAAGATCACAGAGGGCGTTTTTGATAATATGATCAAACCCTCCAACTACGATCACTTGGCGTCTGTTCATCAATTGCTCCACAAGATTAGTTATCAAAAGTTAAATCTTAATTTTGAGAATTGCAAACATCTGCTTTATTCGTCGTTGGGACGACAGAAAGTAAAGGAACTCATCAACAACTATCGCTATATTCGGTATAACCTGTTTGGTACCGTCACAGGCCGCCTTACGACCCAATCAAACTCTTTTCCTATCCTTACCATTAGGAAAGACTTTCGGCAGCTTTTAAAGCCCTGTAACGACCTGTTTGTGAGCTTGGATTATAATGGCGCAGAGATCCGGACATTTTTAGATTTATGCGGAAGCGAACAGCCGTTGGTAGATATTCATACATGGAACATTGAGAATGTTTTTAAAAAAGAAGAGATGTCTCGCGACGAAGCAAAAACTTTATTTTTTGCATGGCTATACAATCCAGACTCCGACCAAGTAGAAGAAGAAATATATAATAGAGAAAAACTTCTTGACAACTGCTACAAAGAAGGTTATATTAATACCAGATACAAAAGAAAAATAAAAGTTGAACAGAGAAAAGCCTTGAATTATCTTATCCAAAGTACAACAGCCGATCGAGTATTGGCCAAAGCGGTCATCATTGATCGCATGCTAGAAGGAAAGAGATCTTTTATTTCACATATCGTCCACGATGAGATCGTAATTGATTATTGTGATGACGAACGAGAAATGATCGCGAGTATAAAGAATACTTTTGAAGATGGCTATTTGTCAAATGTCAATGCTGGAAAAGATTATTACAATTTAAGCAAGTTGGAAATATGATTTCAATTGTTGGGCTTGGAACTTCTGCTTCCAAAATTGCCGAAAAATTCTCTACTACTGCCAATTACAATGTGTACTCCTTAAATAATACCATTGCGCGCAGTAGCAAATCCAAGTTTAAGCTTAAGGCATATGAGACTCCGGAAGAATACGAAGACAATATACCAAATGTTGAGAAGTTCTTTGCTAATCTGGACGATCATGTACAATTTTTTATAGTAGGCTCATCTTACAGTTCTAATTATAGTCTTGGTATTCTGGAGCAGATTAAAGATAAGAAGATCGAACTCTTCTATATCCAGCCCGACACCGAACTATTAACGGGTACACCAAAGCTTCTCGATAAGATCGTCTTTAGTATACTTCAGGAATATGCTCGAAGCGGCTTATTGCAATCCTTCACGGCCATTTCTCACCTAAACGTAGAAATGGCGATCGGCGATGTTCCCATTAAAAAATATTATGAAGCGATAAACACTGCAATTTTTTCGGCTGTTCATTATTGTAATTATTTTAATAACGCCGAACCAGAAATCGGATCCGTTTCTAGACCTTTGGACATTAATCGTATTCGCAGCATTGCGATGCTTAATCCAAAAAATCTTCAAGAAAAATGGTTTTTTAATCTTGACAACGAACGAGATGTATGTTATTATATATGTATCAATAAAGATAGACTTGAAACTGATGGAGGTTTACACCGAAAAATAGTTGAACAATTAAAGAACAAACCAAGAAATGCATTTAGAAAAATTTCTTATGCAATTTACGAAACACCACATGAAGACTTTGGGTTCTGCGTTGCCCACACTAACGCAATACAAACTTATACTTGACAAGCTATGTTGAGTGTGTTATATTAAAGATGCTAAGGAAAGCTTAGCATTCTATATTCTTAAACAGGAGAAAAAGAAATGACAATTAATATGGATCTTATGCGCAGGAAACTTGCTGCATTGAAAGGAAACGGCGGAGACACCAGATCATCAGTTTGGTTTAAACCACCAGAAGGAGATACGGACATTCGAATCGTCCCAACTCGCGATGGCGATCCGCTTAAAGAAATGCACATGCATTATAACGTAGGGAACCATAAAGGTGCTGTAACTTGTCCTAAACGCAATTATGGGGAGGCATGTCCAATTTGCGATTTTGCTTCACAATTGTGGAAAGAAGGCGTAAGCAACAACGACGAAGAAAGCAAAAAGCTTGCGAAATCTCTCTTCGTTCGTCAACGTTATTATTCACCGGTCATTATTCGTGGCCAAGAATCGGAGGGCATCAAAGTCTATGGATATGGCAAAAAAGCCTATGAGCTTTTGCTTGGATACATTCTTGATAAAGAGTACGGAGATATTACAAACATTGAAGAGGGGACAGACATCACCCTTACTTATACTAAACCCACTAAACCTGGAGCATATCCACAAACGAACTTAAAAATGCGTCGAAACACTTCGCCACTTTTGGCGGATCCGGAATCTATACCTTCCCTCCTAGATGGCCTTCCGGATATCGACTCCCTATTTGAAAGGTTGAGTACGGTACAAGTTGCGGCGATCCTCGATGAACAACTCGCCGGCGATTCTACTGCTGAGAGCCGTTCATCTGAGACAACCCGATACAACAAAAGCGCCGGAACCAGTAGCAATACTGTGGATCGAGCCTTTGATGAGTTAATGTCGGGCTGATTTTTAAGTTCACTACCGATGGCAGACCGGGTTTAAAATAGTCTGCCTCATTTTTATACCGCAGGGAGGCACGGGTTTCAATTTTGAAGATAGGTGCCTCAACCCATTAACACACACACACAGGAGAATAAAATGGGAGATAATAAAAGCGGGTACCAGCTCCGCGCAGATATGCTGGGGATGGCGACAGGCATCGTACAAGAAAAGGTACAGCGTCAATTTGAAAATGAGCATATGAAGCCGGAAGGCCAGCGCTCACCGGTTACACCTTTCACTACTGAAGATGTGATTGCCGAAGCTGAAAAGCTTTACGCGTTCGTTCAAAAGAAGTAGAAGATAATACTATAGTATTTCCGCAGGGAGGCACGGGTTATCAGGTGCCTCATTTATTTCTAAAAGAGAGAGTTAAAATGAGTCCAAAGTTTATTGTATGGGATCAAATAGCACTTCATGGTGCATCCCCCGAAGAAACATTCAACACAGTGAAAGAATACTTTCCAGAAATTTCTGATGAGGAACTTAATGTTTTGATTCAAGAGGAAGTAAATAAGGTGGAGGATTATGAACATGATTAGGATAAAAACCTGATTAAAAAACAAACAACCGCAGGGAGGCATGGGTTTACAGATGCCTCATTTTATTAGTGATAATTATAGAGAGGTAGTTTTAAAATGACAAAAAAAAAGAAGACACTCCCCAAAGCAGGACGAGTATCTATTCAGGATCTAATTTCCGTCGTTAATAAAAAGGCCGGCCGCGCGGTTGCACACGACTTAACCGGTGAAAATCCCACTGAAGTAAGGGAGTGGATTCCCACAGGTTCTCGATGGCTTGACTCTATAATTTGCAGGGGAAAAGTTAGCGGAATTCCCGTCGGGAAAGTTACCGAAATCGCTGGCCTATTCTCGACCGGCAAGTCTTACATGGCTGCTCAAATTGCTGCCAATGCTCAAAAGATGGGAAAAGTGATCGTTTACTTTGATTCAGAGTCTGCTATCGATCCAGAGTTCCTGCGCCGATCTGGGTGCGATTTGAACAATCTTATGTACGTTCAAGCCACTTCTGTTGAATTTGTGCTGGAGACGATTGAAGACTTATTGGCTACAGCCGATGAGCATAGCTTGGTATTCATTTGGGATTCCTTAGCCTTCACTCCGTGCATCTCAGACGTAGAAGGCGATTTCAATCCTCAGTCCTCAATGGCAATGAAGGCTCGCATTTTGGCCAAAGGAATGTCAAAGCTGACAATCCCAATTGCCAACAAACGAGCGACCTTCATCGTTCTTAATCAATTGAAAACCAATATCCCTCAAGGACCCAACGCTCGTATTCAAGCCATGACCACTCCATATGTAACGCCCGGAGGCAAGGCGATGCATTATGCATATTCGCTGCGCATTTGGTTGACCGGCCGCAAAGCCAAGAGTTCTTTTGTAGAAGACGACAAAGGATTCAGGATCGGATCGGAGGTTAAAATTAA